GATGCTGTTACATCCGCTTGTAGATCTATAGTTGCTCCTCTTATTTGGGTATCAGTATTGGTACTAGATATTAATGTATTATTACTAGCATTTATTCCTAATATTACTTGGGTCGAATCATTATTAAGCTTTCCATATAGGTAATTACCATTATTTATGGTAATATCATCAGTGAAAAAGGCATCATCAACATATAAGTCATTAAAATACCCATTTCCACTTGCACTTATATTACCGGATGATGTTATGTCCCCTGTAAATGTATGAGTGTCATCGGCCGTGTCTCCAAATGCAGTTGAGCCTGAACTAAATGATGTCGTCATATATGTTACAGAGGATGAAATTACATGAGTCTCTGTAGTTAATTTATCAAATTTAAAATCACTCAATACACTTGAGCCAGATCCATAGAATAGTTTTCCTGAATCAAGATTAATTGCTAGTTCGCCTTCTGCAAGACTTGAGGGTTCGGAACTACCGGTTCCTCTTTTTAGTTGTATTGTGTTTGCCATTAGAACGTTCCTCCGTCAATGTTATTAAAGAATAAGTCGCCACTTGCACTTATGTTTCCTGATGCTGTTATATTTGTTGCGGATATGTAATTTGTGGAAGTAAAGGTTTCGCCTGTTGATATGGGTCCTGCAGACAAATTTGTCGAGGTTCCATCCAATTTTAGGCCATCTAAATCATTACCTATTATATTAGTGGCTCCGGAAGGACTGTATGATATTAGGCTTCCATTTATAGACTTAAAAGCTGAAGCATATACTTGATCTGCATACATATAACCACTTGAACTTATATCGCCTGAGGCTGTTATGTCACCTGTAAATGTTGCAGTACCTGTATGGGTTCCATCCCATTCTGCAGTTACTCCTGTAACCCCCGAGCCGTCTCCTACAAAAGCACTTGCGGAAATTGTGCTGCTTGAGCTTATTTCGGAGGATGCTGTCAAAGGTGATGCAAGCCTAACATGACCTCCAGGAGATTCTACTATATCCCCATTTACAGAGAGATTCCCTAGTACTTTAGCAGAGCCTAAAGTTGCAGCTGAACTTATGTTTAGCTGTTCGCCCCTTATCCACCTACTTGCGCTTATATCAGCTGATGCTGTTATACTAGCAAAAGATGGCGATGTGTTTGCCAATACAATTGAAACGACACTTCCGGTGCCGTCGAAATATTCAGTCCCATCGGTATGCAACACTCTTTGAAAAGTGTCTTGTATATTACTTCCGCTTAGGTTTGGTAACGCCATTTGCTAACTACTTTCTTTTTTCTAAAACTTTTAGGACTTTGTTTATTACAGGAGGCTTTTGAGAAACCTCTATAGTATTTTCTTTTATATATGTTGCTATGATATTATTTAATTTGTTGCGCTTGATAACAAGATTGTCCACTGTGATATCTTCTTTTATCAAAAGTCGAACTAGGTTTAGTACGTGTTGCTTTTCGGTAATAGTTGGTTTTTGAGATAATATCTCGACTTCAGTCTTATTCTCAAGGATTTTTCTATTACCTTGGGATTTCACTTCGACAGTTACCTTTTTAGAAGTTTCCACTTCGAAGGTGGATTCCCATGGGATAAAGTATGTGTCCTCGGCGATAACTTCTAAACGAATGTTTCCGCTAGATCGATCCTCTAGTAACCCTTTTAATCTTTTAACAGGGATCTCGACTTCTCCATCCGATGATATTGTGCCTTTGAACATCAAATCAAAATCTTCTGATTCTACTACAAGTCTTGCTTGGGACTTTTTAAGGGAAGCACCTTCTAGCTTTATTTTAGCTGAAAACTTCTCTATTTTGTCAGTGTATAATGTGTACATGTCTTTTTAATTCCTCTGCTATTAATTCTATTTCTTTTGTATGATGGGTTATATTTTTAACTTCTTTTTTTTCATCATAAATTTTAATTCCATTCATATGCATAATCAAACGGATTAGCTTTTTCTTTTTGTCGTCCTTTAACTTGTGAAGCTCTGTGTCGTCTACATAGCCATTATTAGTTACAGAATCGACAATATCTGCTATTTCAGCTAAATTCCATAAATGAGGGTTTAAGTCCCATTTAAAATTAGCTTCGTTCCATTTAATTTTAGTTGCCATATATAAATATCACCTAAAAGGTTCCTCCATCTAATCCAGCTACGTAAAGGTACCCACTGGAACTTATTGTTCCTGATGATGTTATATCGCCTGCAATAACTAAATTTTCGGTTATGTGGGTTTCACCCTGTTTGCTTGTTCCAGATCCTGAAATTTGGAATTTCGATGTCGGGGATTTTGTATTGACTCCGATTTCACCTGATGAAGATACATAGAAAGCTATGCGATCTGCCGAGCCTGCGAATGATTCCGATGGTATTCTAAGTTGCACGCTTTTGCCATCGTCGGGATCAATTTCCCACTTGGCCAATATTGCAGAACCTGTGAAGCTGCCTGAATTTGCTGCTGAACCAGATACGAATCTTATAGAGTCACCTTCTGTTAATATTAATCCCATTACCCTTGCTCCAATTTTTCTAAACGCTTTGTTAATTCATCGATGATTTTTTGCTGATCTTGTACTGACTTGACTAGAAGCGGTGTTATTTTCGCATAGTCAATAGTCCAGGGATTAAAATCATCGCTATTGCTGGCAGGTAATGGGTCAGTGCCATTATCGGTTTTACCAACACCATTTTGCCAGACTTCATGAAGCTCCTGGGCTATGAAACCTGTGGATGTATGTTTAGAACCATTAAACTCATAGTCCCGAACTTTAATTTTTAATAAGTCCCCAAGACCATATTTAACATCTCTGATGTTGGACTTCATTCGTCTATCCGAAGCATTAGAATAGTCTACTTGGTCATTAATGCTATTTCCCTGGATATATCCTGTGTGGTTCCCCCCAGAGCGTTGGAAATTTATATACTTGTTGGTTGAAGCGGGATTTGTTTTATTCAGTCTGACAATCAATACTTTTGTATCTGCCCCAGAGTTAGTGTTTTCAATATTACATACAGCACCATCACTTCTGTTCATTTTTACCTGAAGTTGGGTTGAGCCTGGGCTACTGTCTGAGCCTAATGTAACCTTGTCGCTATTATACATGACCCCGGCATTTCCGTAAAACGAGTATGGTTCATACGAACTATTTGCTGTGGATGCGTGTGCATAAACGGCAATTGGGGTTCCCTTATTTGACGCATGGTGTAATCTAGATGTGGCGCTTATGGCTGATCTGTCTCTGATGCCGGTGTCGCTAACATTTGCTTCTGCTACATACTCTGCGTTAATAGTAGATGTATTCGAATTCAAGTCTAGGTTACTGTTTCTACATCCGCCGATTTGCCTCCTAGCATGAAGGATACTTCCATAAGTGCCGGCTCCAGTAGTCGCATCGCCAGTTAAGTAAATATGACCCGGAGTTATTCTTACATCGTCATTACCAGATCCAGCATAGATCATGCCTGAATTTGAATTTAGTAACTCAATTCCGCTTATTCCGGTATCTGCTGGGCTATTGCATACTCCGGCGTCATATGCATCTGTTGTAGTATATTCGGGATATGCTGTCACCCCTGTTGTAAACTCAAACATTGCTGTGCTTCCGGAATAAAATTTTATTTCCGATGGGTCTGTCGAGCCGTCTATGACAATACGAGTTTTACTAGTATCAGTATTGGTAGTTATTTTACCAGACGCTGATATTTCCATGTTACCCCCAGTTAGACTCCCGGTGGTAATGCCCCAACCGGCTATGTCCCCAGCAGATGCGGAGATTGCTCCTTTCAAATAAACATTGTCTGTGTATAATCCAGTTTGTCCTGATAGGTCTCCGAACGTTGTCGAACTTGCTAGGCTACCTAGATTTCCCAACATCACTTTCGTTTCAAGATCATCGATGCCAGACCCTGTTCGCACTGCCATTTGCATATATGGAGCATGATCTCCTGACGACCCATTCAACATTATAAACCCAGACCCAGAAGCTCCTTTTGAAACAAGCACTTGGCCAGAAGACATTGTTGGGATTGCTCCACTTCGGGAAACCATTAGTAACCCAGATCCAGTTGATTCAATCTTAAATGTTTCTTCTGTAAAGCCTGTCGAGGAGGTTGCTTTTGCAACTAGATATTCCCCTGTAACAAATCCCGCCGAGCTTGCTACAGAAAAAGTAGTTTCCGATGATGTTATTTCTGAACCGGATATGGTAGTGGCGTTTGCAATAATTACTGCACCACCTACTGCACTGATAGTATCCTTTTCAAATACTGCTGTTGATAGGGTACCTCTGATTCTAGCCTCTTCGAATTCTGCTATACCATCAGATCCGATTTTCCAACCTTGTCCAGTTCCGAATAATGATGACTGGAAGTCTGATGTTTGGATTGTTCCTGATGAGCTTAGAATTATATTACTAGAAGACAGGAATGATGGCCCAATATCCCAACCAGCTATTTTTGAAACGCCATCACCTGCGGGATAAAATTCTGCGTCATAGTTTCCAGCTGCATCTCCTCCAAACTTAGCTACACCACTTGAAGATATATACGCCTTTGCATTTGAGTCGGTAGTACTTGCGGGTACAAATAAACTATTGACCGAAAGGGATGCATTAATAGTGGTACCTGCTCCGATTATTAACTTTTCATTTGCAGGATCTAAATGAAATAGAGAAGATGATATTTCTATATCTCCATCAGAGCCAGAAATAAATTGAGATGTAGGAGTTCCAACAAAAAACTTTTTTGCTCGGATATCAAGATCCCCATCACCTTCAGTTGTGAATTTCAGGTATGATTCTGAGGTGTCCATTAACTCCATTCCCAATCCAGAGTATGTTTGACCACTTACTGTTGTAGAGCCACTCCAAAACATCCAGCCTTTGGGGCCTGTTCCTGCAGAAGCCGAATTGGACCCCTTATAATCTATTGTTCTTATATTAGCCATTTAACCTGTACTCACTCCTTCAAACACTATGCCAGAACCTACAATCAAGGATCCTTCTATAACATTATTATCCCCATTTATAGCTACATTACCGCCAGACCATAATAAAGATTGGGTTGCTTCTGTATGGACTAGGTTTCCAATATTATCATACAATTCAAATTTAAAATCTACAACATCGTTTTGCTGTGCAATCTGTTCCATTGGGAACTCTATAGAAGTATGATTTGGAGTGAATCCAGTTTGGGATGCAGGCTTTATACTAACATCAGATATCCACCATCGGCCAGAGACTATTCGAAAGACGACTCCCATATCCCCAGCTGTTGAAACATCAAAATTATAGTTTAAAGTAGTCTCATCTAATATGCTTAGTGCTGGAGTCTTGCCGGCAACGAGTTCTGAATTTGCTTGTATGGTTGCAAACTTACGCATTGTTGAATCTTCAGTAGGCAAATCAATAGCAGAGCCTGAAGCGAATATTTTAATAATAGGCCTATCAACTCCATCATTTACCGCCTGTGCGGCTAATTTCATTGATAGAATATAACTGGTGTTTGCTTTAAGAGCAACTCCAGTAGTACTTGCTCCGTCACCATTCCAGTCAGCAGATGGTTCCATTTTGAACTCCGCATAGGCATCTAATCGGGATTCGGTTGTACTAGTTGCAGCAACTAGTACTTCCGAGCCAGATATAACAGCTCCATTAATAAATACTGACGGGTCTGATAAAATGTAGGGCGTCGATCCTGGAGCTGTTCCGTCATATCCGCCGAACGATCCGGTCCAGTATGTATCTAAAACGGTTTGTGTTGAAAAGTCTCCTAGGTTTTGGTTTAACCCTTGGGCATCATCTCTAGCAAGTTGTTCTTTGTTTTCCAATATAACATCAGTAACAAAATGCCATTGTTGGACACCTTGGGATCTTTTATAAACCACTAGTCGTTTTATATCTCCGCATATAGGATCTAATTCTGCTATATCGATTTTAGCAAAAGACTGGGAATTTAAAGTTTCAGAAACCCATGTTGTAGGCTGTTGATACGCATGAAAATGATTGGCTCCCTCATCGAACCCCATAGGATATGTAGCAGCATTAATTGTAGAGTAGCCTTGGACAAACCCACCACCTGGCTCATAATGATCGGCTATAGTAGTAGTTACGGATGTTTGCCATGCAGGAGTAACTTTGGCTTTTTTATCATTTATTACCTGAGATACTATAAATGTCAGGGAACTGCTCCCATTAGTTTGGGTATTTGTGGTAAACGTATCCCCATCTGAGTTGAAGTTCATTTGGTCGTCAGTGATATTCCATATACTGACCTGGCCTCCCAGCATCGTTCCAAGGAAGTAAGATTCGGTAGTGTGTAAATAGCCGTATGAAGTATCTGGAGATGTGAAAAAGTCTCCCTCATTAGTAAAACTAAAAAAGCTATTCGAAGAAGCATTTGTAACAACCCCGGAGGTAATCCCCCCTGTAGGGGTTAAGTATTCTCTAATAACTTCCTCTATTTGTACTACGGGAGTTCTATTAAGAATTACCCTTGTTGTGTTTTCATTTTGAGGTAATACATTTATTTTCTTCTGCCATTTCACATTAGGGGCTTTTTGGAGATCCAACGAAATGGATTTCCCATTAGGTCTTTTTTGGGCTGTTCCTGTTATGGTTATGACTCCACCACCTTGAGGAGTGTGTTCATACACATAAATTGCCACTGCACGTCTTTTTGTACCAGGCTCTAGATAATTAGCATTTTCATGGTAAATGACTCTGCCGTTTAGATCTGTTACTTCTATTTCGATTGTAGAACCAGGAGCCAATAAACTTTTATTACCCTTGAGCATAAATAGATTCTTACCCCCAGTTAGAATATCAGGGACTTCACTTACGTCGAAATATGTTGAATCAGGATCTGTGTCCGCTATTAAATATTGGCCTTGTGATAAATATTTAGGTTGGTTCAGTTTAATGAACGGCATTTATAATACTCCTGATATATACTTCCACCTGTGAGGGGAATCTAATATAAATATCAATCAAAATGTGATTTCACTAAAGTCATTGGTTACGTTAATTTCAAATAGGTTATCCGCCACATCTCTTAATGCATCTAAGTGGGATATAACTAAAATGAATGAGAATTCAGATTTTAAGTAGTCAAACAACATAAACATACTATTAAGATTTTCAGAATCCAATGTGCCAAATCCCTCGTCAATTGCCAGGAAGTTTGGTCTTGGTAAATTCGAAACATTAATCAGAGCAACCCTTATTGCTAGTGACGAAATGAACTTCTCCATTCCTGATGTTAATTCTAATGGCCATGAGCTTTTATCATATTTTATAAAGGTCAGGATGTTTTTACCATCTGTTTCAAATACAATTGTAAACTCTACAAGTTGTGCTAATATATCATTAACTTCATCCTGTATCAATGGAAGTACCTCAGAGATTAATTCATATGGTACACCATCTCTTTTGATTGCCTCTAGATAATATTCATAGGCTTTTAATTTATTTTCAACATCATTGGCATTCTCGATAGATTCTTCTATCTGTGCTATTGATGTCTCTGCAAGTGCTCGTTGGGTATGTTTTTGTTTTACTAAAGATTGTGCATCTTCCAAGTATGCCGTAGCTATATCCAAATCATTTTCCAAAACTGATAGATTGGCTTGAATTAATTTGTTGTGCTCAATGTCTCTTTTATTAGCATGATACTCTCTAATAACCAAATCATTATTATTCTGCTTTGCCTCTAATTTGTTGATATTTAGATTTGTATTAGACTTGAAAACCTTGATGTCAGATTGTTTAGCTTTAATGTCTGCTAGGCGGACTTTTAAGGTGTCATAACGAGCTTTATCTTCAATATATGTCGATAAGTCTTCTATAACACTTTGCGATTTTTCAATTTCTTTAGCATATGATGCCACAGTCTCTTTATCAATTGTTAATTCTATTTTAGCTTGTTGGGCCTGTTTAACAAAAGGATTATCAACACAATATGAACATTCAGGATCGTAAGAATGATTTTCCAATTCATCCACAAGTTTGCGTTTTTGCTTAGCTGAAGCTATCAGTATGGTTAATTGTGTTTCTATTTCATCTTTAGTAGATACCGCCGAATAATATTCTGCAACTTTCGAATCAACCTTCTGGATATCTATTTCTGCTAGATCTGAACATATCTCACCATAAGAATTTTTATTCTTCGAAGTCTGTCTATCTAAACCTGACAAGGTTTCCTTCTCCTTGTGTAGGGAATCAGCCAAACTACTTGATACTTCAACTAAAGCATCAATATCATTGCATGTAATAGCCTTTCTAAGTTTTTTAGAACCTTCTAATATTTTTCTAGTTAAGTCTGCCAATTCTATCTTGACAGTAGCTTCTATTTCCGTAGCAGAATTATATTCTTCAGTTGACTTTGTTAATGCAAGTTCGGCATCTAGCAACTGTTGATCATAATCCATCTTTTTAAACTCCCTTAGTGATGCTTGGACATCACGAATCTCCTCATTAGCTAATCCATAGATTTCTTCAAATACAGTTATATCCATAAATTGAGCTAGAAGATCTTTCCTCTCAGTTTGGGATTTGTTTATGAATCCAGTATTATTATTCTGAACTGATAGCGCCGTTAATTCAAAGTCTTCATAAGTCCCAACATAGCCTCTGATGTTTTTGTTCGTGTCTCGCCTCTGTTCTCCATTCAAGGATATCTCACTTCCATCTTCACCTATCATCCAAAAATTAACATCAACTCTAACATTTGATTTTCCAGACTTCACTCGTTTTGCTTTTCGTTCAACAAAGAAGTCTACTCCATCAACTTCAAAATTAAACTTACAATAAAAGTTTAAAGATTTGTTGTTCATAACGTCCTCGGCCTTTTTTGTTCTACTACACTTATCAAATAAACAGAATGCTATAGAATCAAGAATGGCAGACTTACCAGAATGGTTCGCAGCGAATAGTCCCATCAATCCAGATGCCTTATTGAAATCAATAGTATTATCTGGCCCATAACTAAACATGTTTGAGAACTCAAAGTTCTTTGCTTTCCAAAATATATTTCGGGATATTTCTACTGGGGATAAGCTAGTATTGAGTCCTCTATTGATATTCTTAACCCTATCAATTATAGATGGATCCGCAGCAAAATTCCTTTCAATGTATTCACCTATAAGCTCATTCTGATACTCTACATCCCTTACATTATTGGTTAATGCCTTGGAAGTCTTGTTTGTAGCAGACCCTGCTACCTTATCCATTTTTATAACCATGGCATCAGTGAAAGTTGACTTTCTACGAATGGTCTTTAATAGTTTTTTAAGTTCGGCCTCAGTAGTATTGGTTGTGCGAATTCTCAGTCTTGGAAACTTTGGTATATCTTTAATATTAGGAAGTATTCCATCTACAATATCAATAGTATAAAATCCATGGTCATTATGTATGTGTGTGAAAACACTAGATAAGTCCTTTGTCTGCCAGATGGTATAGCCATGGTTATCATAAGATTCCCCAAAGTTCTGTTGTACTAGAGATCCTGGATAATGTACTCTTTTATCAATATCAAGGTATTGATGTTTATGGATATCTCCTAATAACACTAGGTCATAGCCTGAGAATATTCCTATTCCATGGTTTAGATTTGTTACTTTGAACCCTCCGTCCGTCATAGATGAGTCTACGGCCCCATGAAATAATGCAACCTTAAGTTTGTCATCAGGTATGTCATCGGCCTTTACATAATTGTCAACTTCATCAGCAATATCAAATACACTAAGATATAAGTCTTCGGTTTCATAAACTCCCGTTGAATCTAAATAGTGGAGATTGGGGTGCTTCAAACTATCATATATAGGTCTTAAAGCATCCATACGACTTTTATTATTCAGATTCATATCATGATTACCACGAATGAATACTGTTGGTCTACGATCTGCAAGCTCTCTTAGAAATTCAGATGTCAAGTCAATAAGTTCTGGAGACATATCTATTTTATTATGTACAAGGTCTCCTGCAATGTATACTATGGCATTCTTAGGTAAATCATCTACGGCTTTGTATAGTTCCTTAAATACTTTTCTATATTCATCATGACGATTATAATTCCTGATGTGTATGTCTGCAATATGAAGTATTTGCTCTACCGAGCTAATTCCAATATCAAGCTTTTGCATATAGCTTATATTCCATCAATTTTCCGAAAGTCAATTTAGATGACTTTGATATTAATTCTAAAACTTTGGAACGACCTAGATCTGCTGGGTCTGAATCTTCCATATCTACCATATGAACTTCTACATTATTGTTCATAAGAAATTCTGCATGTTCTAATGCTTTAACTCTTGCATCTGCGTCTAATAATAAGTTAACTCTTGTAACCCTGTTTTGTAGGATTTTATACCTAAGAGCCTTTTGAATCATCTTACCAAATAGAGGAATAGCATTCTCACCAACTGTCAATGCATCGAAAGGTCCTTCTACAATATTAATAGGCTCACTCCAATTAACTAATAAGTCATATCCAATAATATCCTTTGACACCTTTGGATTCTTATGTTTGAAATCAGTATCATAAAACGATCTGGCAGTAAAGTAATTAAGTTCACCTGAACTATCATAGCTAGGTATTATTATCATGCCACCGTATTCCCCGGACTCACAATAGCCTATTGAATGTCTGAGAATATCATACTTCTCAATGCCTCGTTTTTTAAGGTATGATACAGCATTTCTGAAGTCTGGACTTCTCATATTACCTTCTAGTATTGGAATGTATTCTAATGGGAGAGCTAGGAATGTCTGCTGTTTCTCAACCTTGAAGTCATCCACCTCACCTACTAACTTATTCAGATCTTTAATCTTCTGGTATGATGCCTGAAGGGATTTTAATATGTTTACAAGCTTTCTACCCTTCTTACCACAGACCCAACATTGCCATTTCTGATTTATTATATTTACGGATAGCTTGGGTTTTGGGTGGTGACAATACGGACAATTAAACCATACATCTCCATAGTTCTTATCATGACCATGTCCAAGAACACTCTCTAATATCTGCTTTATCTTCTGTTTAATCATGCCCTCTCAATATAAGAAATAACTACGAGAAAAAAAATTATTTCGGGAGGTTTGTTTCAAAAATTAATGCTTTTGATCTATCGGTAAACTTAACAGAGACGAACTTCCTAGAACCTACACAATCATTATAATAATCATCCCGTATCATCACATTTGCTTTATGTTGGATGTTTTCTTCCATGTAGTTGACTTGGCCTTTTGTTTCCCCTAGGAATAGAATTTCAAAAGTAAAATTATCGTATCCAAACTTTTCTATTGCCGAGGTAAGAGTTTTAGAGGATCCTACATAAGTCCTCCAGTCAGACTCTTTTCTAACGACTTTTCTTCGGGTCTTGCCCTTCACTTTAACTCTTCTTGTGGTTCCGAAGTACTTCCGGCCAATATACTTCTTACCATTTTTACTATTGGTAATTATATAAACAAAACCGAAAAATCCTTTGGGAACTTCAGACAGAGGTGTGCCTTTGTATTTCCAATGACTCATTCTTTATTATGTATCAAACCTAATGACATACGAAGTGTCATATTTTTCTGATTTCTTTATTGCCTGACCTAATTTCCCTACTGCAAGAAGATTATAATCATTATCATATAGACCAATTGAAGTTACATATGGATTCCATGCAGAAGAACTAACAAAACTATGCATAACTGCTGAGGAAGATCCCGTCGCCATGGTTTCTATCACAGAGTGATTTGTGCTTGCATTAAATTCATGCTTACTAGCGTTACACATATACTCATGTTCTTCTATTACATGGGTGTTCTTAAAATTAAGAGTGCAGTCGTGGAAATCAAGAGATGCAGTATGGATAACTATTATGCCATTTTCATAAAACACATTGCCGGACTTGGTTGCGCCTAATATAAGATTGCCATTAAGGTCGTCAACATATTTCAAGGATCCAGAAGTAATTAGAACGCTCCCAGGTTTGATCCCGTCCCCAATCATTAGATGTGGTATCGAAATAACTTGGGATTCCGGTAATGGGTCGATAATAGTTCGGAGGGATCCTTTATGGGTTAGATCTACATGACCATGGACTCCACCGCCCAAACCCATTGGACCAGGTATCATTTTATAGAAATTTGTATTTACGGAACTATAGATGTCTCGTTTATTATAGCCATTTGTTGTTGCAGTGTCAGCAAGACCATACTCTCCGGTGTTTTCTTTTCCGGTGTATACAAATACTTCAAGATCATCAAAACTACCCGAGGCACCAACTATACTTATTGCATAAGATTTATGAGCAGTGTGTCGGGTTATGTTTTTGGTAGCTATTGTTTTGAAAGCCCCTGACATGATTTATTAGTACTCCAATCGTACTCTTACCAATGCCTCTCTATTAAATGACTTCAATAAAGGTTTGCTAAGCTTAGCTACTGCCAGTAGGTCATTGTTTTCGTCATAAAGACCTACAGTTGTTATATATGTCTTTGGGTTGCCTACCATTGAGGTGTGTCTGAATGTCCCTGTTGAGCCTGTTGTATATGTTGGATTAGATGAGTGGTTTGCAGCATATGAAGGTATTCGACAGAAGTACGTTTTAGAATGTAGGTGCTCTGTGTTTCTTGCTTTGAAATGTGCCCCTCCCTTAATAGCGTTGAAAAGCCCAAGAGGACCTGCTTTTGACATTGATGTGCTTTGAGTATATGGTGGTGAATAAGCCCCATAATGATACTGAAGTGTCGGACGTGTTGTGCCTGTTGTGGCATCTACATTTGCAGCATTAAAAACCATAACTCCGTGATTGGGATAAAACTTACCATATACAGAAGCGGTTGGAGTTGCAAAAGTACCATCAAGAGAGCCAGATACTATGTCAATAGGCCCGTCACCAAGGTCATTGCTACCGGAGCCAACAAGTGAATCAACAAAGGTGTGGACACCCAAGGATCCCGAAATTTTTAATTCCCAATTTCCAGAGTCTGCACGTTCTTTTAATTGGTTCCTACCAATATTGACGACATAAATTGAATCTGTAGATCCTGATATGTCGAACTTAAAGTCTGTGTCGGTGGTTGCTTTGTCCTCGAGTAAAGCAGCATACTGGGAGTAGATGGCTTTGGTGGGAGTAAGTCCACTAGTTTGACCTTCTAAACTTGATTCGCCTTTACCATCAAAGTCACCGAAAGCTACAGAGAATTGAGGCACTTGGGTTGTGTCTGCAATGGGGTCTGCACGATAGACATCCAAATAATATTCCCCAGATGCAGCAAATTGAAGAGATGAGGTATGCATTTCCGAGCCGATTAGGGTTGTGTCTCCACTTGACCACATTGCAGAATTTATTCTTTCACCTACTGGGTTTGATTGAATGTCTCCCGAGTTCGGAACTGGTACCCCTCCTACTTGTACCACTCCAAAATCGATGAATGCGGAGTTTAAATTTGATATTGTTGTTACTGATGCCATTTTTAAGCCACTCCTGTAGATGTGTTGTCAAAAGGTACACTTATTGTGACAGTTTGGGTTATACCCGATATGTTCCCGATTATTGTTATAGTTGTAGTCTTGGTGGTTGTTGTTGAAAGGTTGTTGCCCTTAAATACTATATCAGTAGATCCCCCTGCTAGATGGAATTGACCAGATATTGAACCACCCTCAGTAGTACTAACATCCCCATCTGCAGTTATTAGAGTAACAAGAGTACCGTCAGATACAATAGCTGTGTAGCTGTCGTCCATTTGACCGCCGGTACCGCCTACTCCTACAGTTGTTACAGCGGTAATAGAAGTCTGAGCATTCCAAGATGAGAGTGAGATCGTTTCATTCCCTGGGTTGAGTTGTAAATATGGCATCTTTTGGATATTCTTTGATAGAGTCATAAGCTTGTATCTCATAACTTTAGATTGGTCAGGCACTGCTTCTACCATAGGCATATTTTCAATTGCTTGGCCATAGTAATTTGTTCCTTTTCCATGGTTTTCATCCCATAATGTGTAATCGACTTCATCGTCTGCTAGTGCAAATTTGGTGATGTCGAATGTTCCCGCTGCAAGTTTTTCACGGCCTCTTTTTGTCAATATAGCATCGACGGTAATTGTTGATTTGTCTAAATATCCCATTATATCTCCTTTGGTATATATAAATATCTTGAATATTGATTATCTAATTTGTATATCGCCCAGAGCCGTTAGTGGCCCTTGAGTTGTTGTTAATTCTATTGGATTTGTTTCTACTACCTCAATTGCACATTTTATATTTGTACTTGCGTCGAATAAACCCTTACCAGTAACTGATGGATCATTTATTAAGTTTATAATCCCACCTATTGATCCACCCACCTTTCCATATTTGGATCCTGCATATCTTTGATTGGCAATTCCTGCTGGAACGAATTCTTGAACTGACACCGAAGTGTCTGTGCCATCCGTTGCCTGAGTTCTGTAACGTTTACTTACTGTTGAGCGGTCATAAATTGGCACATCAACAGAAGCTATGTTACTAATCCCATAAGAAGTAGCTAATGAATCGTCAAAGCTATTAGGTAAGTTAGTGGTCGCACTCGCCTTTGTGTCCCGACCATTAATGATATAGGTTTTAGCAGTGGCGGTAATTAGAGGCTCTGGAGTCCATGTGCTGAATGAGTAGAGGGTTATGTCTACACCTTCTACTTGTTCATATGTAAGATCTGCGAAAGATTCAGACACCCTTGCTATTGTAGGTCTTTCCAGAAGATTTGGTTTGATCAATAGCCCGGTTTGTTTATTGGCCCTTGCTGGAAGTAGCGATTCGAGCTGTAGGAATAACGAAGTATCAAAATACTTTAGAACCTTAAGGTAAGCTGTGAATGAAGGGGCAGCTAAATATTTCTGCCAATAATGATTTCGGATATGGCCCAATTCCTTATATGAGGTTCGATATGCATCCCTTGGATTACCAACAAAGTCGTCGAACTTCGCGCCACCAATTGTGTGAGATATGTCGAGATCTATATCATCATTAGGAGAAAAGAATACTCCAAGAAGTGGTGAGTCAGGTGCCGATAGTTCTGTTGAGCTAGATACCACTGAGCTATTCCTATAAAGACTTCCAGAATATGTTGAATCGACAATTCTGATTTTATCTGAGACTGCTCTTGTGCCAATAATTTCGGGAACCACTGTGTAGAATGTCTCCTCTTCGTATTGCCAGTCTGCCGAAGTGCCAGTATATCCAGATCCTGATAATATCATCGTTGGTGTTGCGTGATCAAAAGATGCTGTAGATATATTTTGATTTGGATGCTTTGATGGCAGAGTTACGCTATTTAAACTAGCAGTCACTCCTGTTGCACCCATTGGCCATCTGGCTACTAGGTCAGTATATGATGATGTGTAGGTATTGCCCTCAATAGATAGTGGTGAAAGAACGTGATTATCAAATGCGGCATCGCTTAGTCTTGGATTAGATGGGGATGCCCAGTATCTTAACTCCTGCATGCTTCCAGTGTAGCCTCCAAGGGTACCTGCAGCAACTGTAGAGCCTGAAGCCATTGTCCATTTATAAGTAGCTCCGAAAGAGGGGTGGTGATTACCTAGGGCAAGACTGTGAGGAGATGCTGTCCTGTTCCATATGTTGGTATCTGAACGTCCATCATGGGTCCATGCTATTTTTTCTTCGTGGGTTATACGACCATTAGAGTGGTCAGCAGATTTTTTTAAATCTAGACTAAATACTTGCCCAGAGATCCCAAACTGAATGTTCCACCAATCATTATCGAACAGCGGGTGATAAGCAGAAGACGTAGCGGTCCAGGTCCCACCAGAGCCGCTTTCTACCCCAAGCCATAGCCTCCCATGATTGTGGTATGCAGAACTCTCATTTGATGCCGATGGGTGAGCCTCTAGTTCTATGCCCCAATAATCTGCATAGTGTATTAATAAAGAGTTCTGAGGTGTTGAAGTATTAAAGCGAAGCTCAATAGTATCAGGGGCTTTATCCGTTGGTATGTGGGTATAGTCGTCAGCATCTAACTTGCTCCATGGGGTCTTTATGCATTGGTTCCCATCAAAATTAAGAGAGTATCCTGAGTTCTCATACTTGATATATTGGTTGGTTGACATTTCCTTAGGAGTTCCACCATACTCTTTTATACGTAGAACTGTGGGAGGAAGTCCATAAGTATTCACCAAGGCTCTTACAGATCTTTCAGTTCCTTTTGTACTAATGAGGTGCGGTAGGTTATTTAAAGTTCTAGACCAAACTTCTTTTGTAATGTCTTCGGTAGGCATTGACGAAGCATTGACATATGTTTGGGTGCTTCCAGAATCTGTTGCTTGATAGCTTCCTGATTCGTCAGTTCCTAATTTATATGCCCATAGGTCTTCGAAGTTGTAGCCATTGATACCATGCCAACCAAGAGACTTCAGAACATCCCAAACCAAGTCTTTAGATAGCCCTAGGTGAAGCTCATTTTGTCTGTCATGAATCATATCCATATGATCAATGTAGTTGTAAACATGATCGAAGTTTTGACCTATCATATTTACAAACATCAGGTAGTTTGCATTTTCAGGATCTAGTCTTACGTGAGCAGGTATAGTTTTTTCTAGGTTGTATGCATTGTCTATATCATAGTCAAGTGCGGTTGCTGATTGGGTAGCGTACCATTCTTTAAATGCCGATGATGTAGAATGGGCTAGAGTATATGGTATTGACGAGTTTGTTTTTGGCCAAGTGGAAGCATTAAAGATACCATAAGATCCATTTTCATATGATGATGATTCGGTATATAGATAGTCCTCATAGGCATCAAATTTAGATATGATGTCATTTTTCTTAGTTACAAATTGGACTCTATTTACTTCTGCTGCTGGAGATGCCGAAGCACTTAATGCTACTGATTGAGAATCATAATACTCTATCAATTGGATCTTATATTTGAAATTATCAAGGCGTTCTTTAGCAGAACTGAAGTGTACGAAGTTCTCATACTTTCTATAATCGATTCCCAGTTCTGCAGAAGTTGCATTTGATCCGCTAAAAGTTGCATTTAGTAATTTATTTTTAACATCCTCATTTGAACCGAGAAGGGATGTCCACGTTTCATATTTTGAAGATAGAGGACCTTGTGATGTAGCAGAGTTGATCGTGAAATCTGGCAGAGCCATTATGTTGAGATCTTCGACATAAGGTGGTTGAGGAATAATTATATCCCATTCCCTTGGTTCTGTTATCTGAATCTCTATCTTGGCACGTTGACCTGGCTTTATGTTCTTGGCAATTCCCTTGGATAATTTTACAGCGAGTTCAAAAGTCTTATATCCAGTTCCAGACACCAATTTATTAGATATGATATTAACAACAGAGCCATCGGCCAACGATAATACCAGATTATCTAATGGTAGGATATTACTAACAAAGCTTGTAAGTGCTGATTGGTAAGTCGATGATTGGTACCTCACCTCAGAAGTATTTCCATCTAAAGTAAGGTGGTCGTGGACCCCAAGTATAATCTCATCCTTTTTAGAGGATATAGCTTTTACATAGAATTCTAGTGCCCTTGTTGAAGTCTCGTTGTGAGGGGTTACGTGGGTATACAATCTTAGGGCATATGAGCCTGGATTATATTTATTCGACCCAAGTAAATTTTTAAGATTAAAGTCTAAGGTGTGTCTTCCATCTCCATCGACTTTAAAGCTCCCAGCGGTAGAAGCCAGGTAATTAGATATTTTGGAACTATCAAAGGGAGATCCACCAACAAGCAGTTGCCACCTAAAGAATATTCCCGCTCCATTGCCGGAATTTACAGGTGAGGTCTCATAGCGGCTCAGCACATTGTCAATTTCCGGGAGATCGTATTTCTTAGGGATGCTCATTAGTAACTCTTAAAGGTTGGATCCAATATTTCGGCCAAGGCAGATGGCTTGTATGTAATCAGTCTTAGATCCATAATGATGGTTAAATCGTCACCATCATATATCAATGGGGATCCTGGTAGTATGTCTTCTAGCACCTTTATGTCGGTTGTGTATTCTAGAGTTACTCCATCGTCAACTGGACCGTCTCCTGCTCTATTCTCATCAGATTCTATAGAACCATCATCATAAAAATCTCCGTCATCGCTAGATTCTCCAGGAGGATGAGGAAAGCAAATTATAGATGGTAAAGGTTCTAATGCTTCAAAGTTTGGACTGTTGCCATTTATACGTTCAACTACAAGCTTTACTGAATGTTCGCCTGGAACCACTTCTAATATTCGAAGGCTCAGAGGATTGACGGTTTGAGTTTGGTATTTTAAAACAACGTGGAAATCGATTCCCCCTTGCGGATCGTTTTGGTAAAGATTTAGATCCTCGAAATAGGGTATTAGGTTGTAATACTCGGGTGTGCCTATACTTGAAGTATGGAGACCTTGCCACTGATTAAGCTTAATAGTAGACACACCGTTTGTGTCTTCCCAAAGTCTAGCTTTACCCTTTTGGGTGGGAGATTGATTTTTATATTCTAGGGCTATATCATAGCATCCGCCCCTTCCTGTTCCATGAGCCATTATTCGTACACTCTAAACATATCATCTAGGATGTGATAGTCTTTTGTTCCACTATGATCTACTCTGATGTGAAATTGATATAGTCTGTCTGGGTATAGACCACTCAACTTAAGATTGGCAAAGTTCCCTGTTGCATCGCAACTGATTTTGGTATATGTTGTGTCAAATGGAACTACCGTTTCTCCTGTACGAACATCCACTAAAGAATAGTAACTTGATGTTGGAAGGTATTCTACAATAGCCGGTGTCGACGATGTGTATGTTGCAGCGGGGTATTTTTCTCGACCTATGAATCTAAATTTAGGGGTTGAATCTATTTTATATGTGCCGGGGTTATTGGCTTGGTATACATAGTACTCTGCAGTTAGATCCAATGCAGTTAACGATCCTGTAGTATGGTCAGAGTCATCATAATGAACCCCTAAACGAGGCTTATAGATGGTTGATGTTTCTGTAGAATAGAAATTCACATATCCATATTTATTACCATCTGCTTCTTCGGCGTCAGTTCTCGATAACATTATCCCTTTGTCTGTAACAGCAGAGAATTTTATTGAATTTACCAATCCAGTAACGTCGGCCGTTAGATCCGTTTTAAAAGTCCCCGACACGTTGAGTGACTCGTCTCCTTCTGTTGGGTATGCCGGGCTCGGCCACGATGATATTGACGATGAAGGGTGTGACCAAGAAACCCCTTCGGAGGTTATTGGATTGTGAGTGGATCTTCCAAGTCCAGGCCCCCAATGGTCTGAAACGTCTGATATTTGATAAGTGAATGAATCTATAGGTGTATTAGCGTGCGCAGTATACATGGTTAGGGAATACTTAGTTGGGGTTATTCCCGATGCAGAGTTCGATGCACTATGCTCAGTTAGATCAAAGTCTAGTAAAATTTTTGTATTGAATGTGCCAACCACTTCAGAACTAGATACAGTTTTGCGAAGCTCTAAGATTTCATCCTTTGATGTGTTCATCGTAGGGTAACGAGAGTATACGGTTGCAGTGTGCTTTGGGAAGATTGAATATATCATAATTTAGAATCCTACAATTTTACCACGTATGTCTTTGTCTGGATATTTGACTTCGAATATGCATGGATCTTGGGAAGGGTAGACTACATTATTTATCGTGGCTGTTTCTATGTTATATGAGTTGCCAGAATATCCAGAATCGATACTAGCGTTATTTTTAATGTCAATCTTAGACACTGCCTGGACTCCCTCTACCACACTCATTTTAGCTACCAAGTCCCCAATCATTATAGGTTGGTTGAATTGCCACTTATCAATATCAAAATACTTTTTTATCATATCAATTGTTTGAGCCAATACCTCCTTACCATTAAAGCTTGGAAGAACTACGATCTCAAAATCAATGCCGATGTTAATTGGAAATCCATTTCTAATGTTAATACCATCAGTTAATATCCTATATTGGCTTAAGTATGTTTGAAGATTCTTTTTAGTCGTAAGGTTTGTAGTAGCCAAATTATTTAGGTTGTCATAGCTTAGTACATACATATTTAATGCAAGGGGGTTTGCATCCCCAGGTCCGACTGGGGTTTCTGAGTTATTGTTTATTCTATCGTCAGGTGCTACATATGCTTTTGCTATGGAACCATACTTGGGAGGCATAGCATAGACCCTAGAAATATAATCCTCTTTTGTGACTGAGCGATTTTGAGAAGCATATGCACCAAGAGCATTTTGGCGGATCTCTTCGTTTGTTTCTGCTGAGCGTCCTCCTGTAGCTGGTTCTTCGTTTGTTACTGCTATGGAAGCTTTTACCAGAGCAACTGTTTCGGCAACAAGACCATCTTCATCTAGATTTATGGTGTTGGACACCACTTTAGAAATTGCACCAGAGACAACGTTTGAACCAAGGCCTCCACCTTTCAAATATTTTATAGTTAAAGCTGATGATGGAGCTTGACCATAAGCACGAGTGTGCATCATGTTGGCTGGGTCAAAAGACACATCTAATTGGGCGGCATTTCCTATCTCCAATACATTTCCAATAGTCGAGGGATTTGGTACTATCAAGTCGTCAGGTGATGTTGAGACCCCCGCTCCGAAATTCACCTCCGTATAATTATCTTTATTAATTCGGGTTGTGAATCGTCTGGCTGTGCGACGTAGCTTTAGCAGGTATGGTGCTACATCTGCCTCTTCGGATGTTGTTGGGTCTACCGAAGATTTATTGGCCACCTGTTCGAATATTGTATCCTGTGCTAGGTAGGGAACTTCATACCAAGTATTGCCATCAGCGTCAGTAACAGATTCAATAGCTATGACATCATTAGCTGCCAGTTTGAACTTGTCAAATTTCTTTCTTTCTGTTATGGTATAAGTCTCAGTTACACTTGTGCCAGAAATAGCTTTCACTTTAGTTTTTATTAGAAATGCATCAGGATTACCTCCGTCCAAACTATACACCGAGACAGTAGTATTGGCAGATCCTGTGTCTGCAAAATTAGCATCCTCTAGGGTTGTAAATTCTATTGAAGACTCATCCCCTGAAACCGTCATCCCTTGAGGTATGGTTAATGCATATCTCATATCCGGAGCTTCACTCCCAACAGATCCTGTAGCGGGTACCCATAGGTATACGCTTAATGAAGTGTGTGATGGACTGGTGGCTTTGGCTTTGTAGCCAAGAGAATTAGCTATGTCTAAAATGTTTGATCTCTCTTGAGCTGCAGATAGTAAACTTTCTCTTAGTTGATAGTCTGTATAATATGATAGCACATCCCCAACATAAGCTCCCATTTCCATGAACATCATTCCCGGAGATGTTTCATTGAAATCATTATGTGTGTCTGGGAAGTAGTTCTTTGCGAAATCTACAAGACCTTCCCTGAAGCTCCCAAAGTCTCTTCCTAAATATTTAACTTCTTTTTTATTCATTCAAGTTACTCTATGTAAATACAACTACAGTTTGCAGATCGGTTTCGTTTTCAAATATGATATAGTCAATTTTAATTCTAAGCTCATTACTATCTATACGATCTGAATTAATATCTATATTCTTGATTGTTACATATGGTAGCCATATTTGTATTTGATTCTCAATTGCATCATAGACCTTAGATATGACCCCAGGGGTTATGTTTTCAAATAATAGACCTTGGACTCCTATACCGAAAGTTGGATGATAAAATCTTTCTCCCGGATTAGTTAGTACAAGATTCCTTATATTGGCTTTGACTTGATCTGTGGTTGTGTATGTGGAATTGAATACCCCACCTGTGAATCTATCGGATCCAAGTTCCTGATCTGAAGTCGCCATCGAGCTAGATCCTTGGTATGCTAAAAGAGGAGTTGGATATTTACCTCCATCAGCAGGGGTCATTGGAAGACCAATCCCGATAGCAACATCAGGTTCGAAATCTAAGGGGTTATATCTATGTTCCTGTCTAGCCAATTACTTATTTCTTCATAGCCTTTACCAATTGGGAATAATCCCTAGTAAATGCCTTTTCTAATGATTCATCTTTTTGTACTGCTGGGTTTGCTAGTAGGGCGTTCATCCCAGGATTAGCACCACCACCTTGCATTGCTGCAAATGAGGCTCTAGCATCTTTACTATCAAATGTTCCCATTGATTTCCAATCTCCAGCTTCTTGAGTTTGACTCAAAGCTTCATTTAGGGATATTGGGGCTTCGGATTGTTTTTTTACTTCTGTGAGGGCCGACTTAACAGCCTTTTTAACCTCAGACTTAACTACAAGTCTGATGATCTCAACTAGTTCTTTCTTTTTCATGTAAATAGGTTCCTATAGCTATAAATATAAAGTTATTAGGTAATTCCTCCTGGCGCTGAGGTCTGAGTTGTTGCATTTCCTACGGTGACAACTGTTGCAGATCTAACAAATTTGTTTACTGCATCTGCCATTTTTTCAGCTATTCTTTCTGCTGACTGTTTTTGTGCTAGTGTTGGGTCTGGAGTCTCTGCAAGAAGAGCACTTTTAAGCGACGCTTTTAGGATTGATTTTGATAAGGCCATATTATTGTTGGAGGGTTTTTATTTTGGTTAGTATTTCCGTCATTTTGCCAGCAGAAGGTGTTGGGCCTGTTGGACCTACTCCAGTTACAGCAGGTTTTGTGGCTGTTGAAAAGGCATGAAACTCTTCGACAACAGTTAAAAGAATATCACAAAGGTCGCTTATATCAGCTTTCCATTCTGGAGTTGATATCGATACTCCTTTCTTACCAGATATTACTACATTGTCCTCCATAGAGTTTAGAATTATCTTATCTGATGATAGCACTATTTGGCTTCCAGCGTACTGGTTTAGTTTTTGATACCCCATAGGTAATTTATTAGAAGCTTCTATTTCGATTTGTTGCGTCGATGATAGAATCAAATTTGACGAGCCGTCGTTTAGATCTTCAGTTCTAGTAAGCCCTGTTTGGTCATCAACACCATTGGAGATTATTGTTATCGGGTCGCCATCACCTGTAGAATTATTCCAGAATGTTTGGTCATCCGAGCCATTTGATGTGTTGCTAAATCGGATAGCATTTCCCCAACGGCCTTGGATTATCCGATCTCCTTCGAATACAATAAGAGGAGGAATAAATGTTTGGGGGGCGTAGTCTCCTATCCCGGACTCTTCCTGTGGACCCATGTTCCCTGTAAATGAGATTAATGAGTTATATTCTAATGGGGCTGCAAGTCCCGGTACTGCATTATTACTAATGCTTCCAAAAAGCCCTATTGTGGAAGTGTAATAAAGAGCTCTAGAAACTTTGCTATGTAGGATCCCTGCTTCTGGCGCCTCCACTAGTAAAACTGCTTCACCAATTAAAGGTATTTTTAGATCTGTAGGATCTATTGGATTATACCAGGGTAGGTCTTCAACAGATACGCCTTTTTCTGTGTCATACCTCCTACCCCGGATAGCCCCAAGCGCCATATCACCTTTATATTCAGGATGACTTTCACTTAACATTACCTCCATTACTTCGACAGGGAATGTAGTTTTACCAACTCTTTCAGGTTGTATAGTTGGAGCGGCTCTAGATGTAGCAGAAAATTGTCTAGCCATTGGTAGTAGCCTCGTCTTCCATTTGTTTAACTGTATCAAGTAGCTGACGTTTCTCCTCATCAGTTAATAATGCCCCACTGGCGGTATCGCTAGCAGTTCTTGACATAGCTCTTTGGACTATTGCTGCCATTTTTATAAGGTGGTCATCATTCTTTACACTTATGTCCATATACTCAGCTATTAGGGGTACAATTACTGTTGCATCTCCGATATTCTTAATCATAGGCTGTAAATCCTTGATCAAACTGTTTATTTGTAGTTCTTTCTTTTTTGCATTGGTATAAATATCTGATAATAGTCCCGAGAAATTTTTACCCTTAA